TGCGCTTTCAGATCCGCTTGCGGAGTTCCATCCGTACACGCCAGGGCATAACTTGCCGTTTACATCAAAATGGCGGATGACTCTGGAAGCCGGTACCCCGTACAGCTTCATGAGGTACTTGGTCAGTTCCACTGCACTGTCAATGGTTGCCTGCTCAAAATACCAGTCTTCGCTGTTGGCGTTCTTGTTTCCTTTGTTTCTTACGCACATTTCAATGGACACGCTGTTGGCGTTTCTGGCCACACCGTACAGGCTG